GGGCTCTTTGTCTAAGTGACCGTATTTAAGTATGAGTAGTGGCAACAGATCCTCTAAACGGATGATCGCGGCATAGTCACGCGGATCCTCACCTTGCCCATTTAGTCGCAAAACCCCAAACCCCATCTCCCCAGAAACGGATGTTCGAGCTTTTAATTGTTTTAGATATGCCAATGGTTGAAAGCCAACCCTTGCTTTGACTTCACAATCAAATGGCACATTAACAATATCCTTGCCACTACCCCTTCCCACACATGCGCCTGTCCACCAAGTCGATAGGTACTCAGCTACGACACGCTCTGTGCGGAAACCTCTTGCTCTCCTTGAATTAGCCATTTACCGCATGACATTTGCGACATTGCCATTGACCAACAGAGACTTGTCCATCTTTGATTAGGATCTTAGCCATAATGTCACTAGCTTGTGTTGGCTCATTACATAATTGACAATTAACAGTTTCAATAAATGGAATATCCTCTAAGTCTGTCCAGGAGCCCAATCCATCTTGGTTATACACTTCAACATACCCCATTACATTCTCGCTTTCTGTTTGCCCCAAGATCCATCTGGTTTAATCTCATACCAAATTACATCTTGATCTTTAGGGCATCTGTCGTTTTCACCATTAGCTGCACCTGAGCATTTGAAATGACCCCAAGGCTTGCCAGTCTTTGTAACTCCTGTATTCCATTTCATAACACCATGAGGGCAATGAGGTTTGTCTTTATCTGTGCCTAGGATTTCTGCAACCGTATTGACAGCTTGATCCATCGAGCTTGGCGCTGGCACTTTCTTAATTGATTCGTCTTGCTCGCCAAATGGTGTAGTCCAATAGTCTTTATGTCCCTCAGTTACAGGCTCTTTAGCCTTATTAACTTCTATGACTTTCTTCATCTCTTCCCGACTACTTTTGTGCTTATCTACGCCGATGTTCGCGTTACCACAAGCGATACCAATCGCCGAAGTAGCTCCATTTTCCAGAGCAAAATCTTTATTAACGCCGCGGTCTGATATGACTTCATTAGCCAACCCAGTCGCGAATGGATGTTGATCTGTGGTTTCTCTATAAATTGCTGCACGAACGATAAAACGCTTATCTGACCATTCCAATATCTCAGTTTCAATCCGTCCATTTGGGTACCTTTTCCAAAACTCAATGATTCTTTCGCGTACTGTGGTGTATTCATCTAGGTTAAACATATAACTCATTCTCCTCTGTTTTAAGTTCGCATGCTAACGCGAGATAAGCACAGGCATCGATGTATGAGTCGATATGCCCAGGGGATTCTTGGATTCTTGAGAGCTTGACCTCGACCATTGCAAGGCAAGCCTGGTAGTCTTCGATTGGGAAATCAAGTAAATTGGTAAGTCTCCGAGCAATCCGATCCTGGTTGATTTTCGGATGACCGTAGATTCGACCACGATCTTGCATAACATCGGTTGCACTTTGTAATACCTCTTTGGCTTTCATTCTGCCCAAAATTCTTGGCGATTGACTGCCCTGCCTCGATGGTATCCCTCACGCAATCCGCGTTGGTAGTTATTGTGTGCCACAGTTTCATAAATCAATGCAAGTGCAAATGGAATTACAATCAAGAATATAAAGAAAAACCATGTGTCGCTCATTTTGCTCCCATTTCTAATAGATCAGTTGAAATCATTGCTGGTTCAATATCGTTTATTACTGTGTAGATCTTGCCATTAGGGTGAATGGATGGTGCAGCTGCAACATAGCCTTTGTGCTTAATATCTATGCCAGTCTGTACTGATCCTTTGAATGTCAAAGATGAGCTTGCCTGGTAGTAGTAATGAAATCCATCCCCAGTTGCGACTGTATAAGTCTCACCAAATTCTTCTAGGATTTCTCCACCATTTCTAAAATCCACATCAAAGACCACTAAACCAGATGTAATGCAAGCAATGCCAATGTTGGCTGTTGGATCTACATCAAACCAAAACTCGATTAGAGCCTCATCTGTGGTTGCCCCTAAATAGGCATTTTTAATCAGATCAAAATGGGGATCTTTTTTCTTAGCTTTCAATGGCATAACTGCCCAACCTCTTTGAGCATACTCGATAGCTGCTCTCTTTGTTCCTATCGTTGTTTTCATCTTGCTCCCTTGTGCCAGCTCATTCGGTTGGCTACAGGATTAGTGAACCACAGATCTGGGACTATTTGGGTTTCTTTTGATAACGAAATGGTAACGATTCTGCATCATCCACAGCATTATCTATTGTGCGCCTGAGTGGGAAAACATCCCTAATTAGGTCATCCATATAATTTCCCATAAACGGTAAATGATCCATCTTTATTAATAGGCACAAGCATTGGGCTAACCCTGTTTCCATGGGTTTCAATAATGGCTACGCTCATCTGCCAATTGGCGGCTCCTGCCTTGAGGTAGCCCGCCTTTTCCTTTTGCATGACATTCCCTGCCTCTACCCCCCACAAAGTCCTGTATCGGGCTCCTATGCCCTCTGTAAAGGCACTAATCCCTGCTCTATGAGTGTGTCCGCAAACGACTGATTTGCCGAATTTCTTGGCTAAGCCTAAAGCTGTAAGTCCAGCATTGGAATTCATTGATCCTTCATCGCCATGGACTAAGACCCATCCATTGTGGAATTCAAATGGTTTCTTATGAAAGCGTATCCCCAGGTTTGAGAAATCCATAAAACGGGGGTAGTCAAGTTCTGGTAATCCAATGAGGCTAGGAGCTCCTCTAACGAGAGTGTGGTATAAACGATCCGTATGGTTCGATCTTGTAATATCTGTGGTGCGCAAATCCCAGAGGATGTTTTGAGCCAAAGTTCGATCGGCATCTAATTGCCCTTCGTACTCTAGATGGGTGGACTTCGCCCATTTACTCTGACTTTGCATATCGAGCTCATCACCCGTATTTAGTACTAAATCAAACTTCTCTTTATTAACTAACTTGATTAGATTCTTAACTGCTCTTTCATGATGGAATGGGATCTGTAAATCCGAAATCACTAGATAGCGTTTTTTAGTCATCTTCCTCATCTTCGTAATCGCCAAACCTTTCTGGTTCGACTGGAGATGGCAAGATCCAGGCTGGATAAGACTGTGGCTCTGTAATCATAAACAGGGCAATAGACTCAGGGAATCCAGCTTTCTTTAGGGATTTGTAGAATTCATGCAACCCAATGCAGTAGGCATCAAGTGGGGAGTAACCCTCATCTACTAGCTTGTTAGTTGCTTTTCTTGCCATGAGATAATTGTTACCTCTCTAAGATACGAATGATTGTTTCAACACGCGCTTCAAGTAAATTAATTTGATCCCGCATCGATGAGCCTGAATTGGGTTTAAGTTCGTTTAGGTAGTGCTTTACTAACCAGCGCACCGAGCCAATAAATGAACCAATAACGGTCGTAGCAGCAACAGCAAGAGCCGCCATGTCCTGCGCAGTCATTATCTTTTAGGTGTTGCATATCCAAATATGCCCGACAGTACTGACCAAAGGATGGCACGGTAATCAACATCAAAGTTAGTTGCAGACCAAGCTGCTAAAAATGCTCCAGCTGCAAGGAATAATGGATTCTTGATTTTCATATTTTGCCTCCTAGTAGTGGGATTTGAAAAAACGAGCGATCTTCATCGCCAGCTTTTGTGAAGCTGATGTGAATGTGCGAAATGTGCGGGTTTGTGCCTCTGTATTTGACCCAGTGCCAGAGTGTTTTCTTGCTCGCAATTCGCTTATTAAAAATGACATATGCAATTCGCTTGCTTGACTTGGCGTGAGTTCGTATCTGATCGGCAAGGTAATGAGCTGTGGCATCTTTCCCATCGAGAGAAGCATCGAGATCGAGAGCACGGACATACCCTGTACTAGGGCAAGCGTTGTGATCGCTTTTTCGGACTGCGTGCCTGGCATCTGCCCAGGTACCGTCACTACGGCGGTCTCTGTCAGGATAAGCATCGTCTGCCTGTTCTCTAAATTGGATTACAGATTTACTTAGTCGAGGTTTCATCCAAGTAGGATTGCAGCTTCTTCTGCACTTAAACCCAAGCGATTCAGAATTGTTTCGCGAGCTGCTACCTTTGCTTCGGTTTCAGCTTGCTCTGCATCTAAAATAGATTGATTTTGGAGTTGCTTTTTTTCATAAGCTTTAATTTCCGCATTTGTTAAAGGTGTAATTTCTACTTCATTAGTTGTGCAATCTACGACCATCTTATTCATTATGATACTCCATAAACTAGTAGGGTTCCGCTTGTTACATTTGCGTTAAAATAAATATCCATTGAAGTAATCGCTGCTGTTGTTCCAGTATTTGCCCAAATTTCTGATGAACGCCAGTTTCCGCTTGAACCATCAACCCATGCACATTTACTAAATCCAAATTTGGCTAAAGAATTTGTATAGTTTGGAAATAATAAATCGCCAAAACCCAATTCACGCGTAACGGTTGTATTTGGCCCATGAACAATTCCAAATAAATCTGAACCGCTTGTATATCCAAAACTTGTTGAGTTTCTTTGAGATAATGTTTCAGCGGCACCATTGAATCTGCGACCAACCCATGTAGCACTAACGGTTGAACCGCCTAAATTATCTATATATCCACCTTCATTATTTGTTGCCATTCTAATACTTTGAAAAGTTAAATAAAGATGCTTATAGGTTTGTGGGATAGATGTTAGTAGTACTGAGGATGTATTGTTAAAAGTTGTCGTTGAAATTAAAGTCATTCCACCAGAAGCGGCGGGAGCAGCCCAAGTTGGAACGCCACCTGCAACGGTTAAAATGTTTCCTGTTGATCCGATGCCCAAGCGAGTATTTGTGTTGGCTGTAGCAGATCGATACTCTATATCTCCAAGAGTAGTCGATGGATTTAACGCCTTGGTTGTTGTATCAATAGATGAACCAAGTGTACGAATGGCGGCAGCGCCATCTTTAACCAGGTCTGTATCATTAGGGGTTGTCCACCCATAATTGGTTGTCGTTGCCATTTATTCTCCTTGATTAGGCTACTATTGTAGCGTTATTCCAGTCCAAAGTTGGACTTAGCGTGTTCCATTTTTCTCCGATTGGCACATTGTTCCACCTAAAAGCCTGTAAGCTGAAAGCCACAGGTGAAACGATAACTGTTAAATCCAGAGCATTAAATCGGCTTGTCCAAGTCCAGCCCTCTACAAAGCCCTGATAGCGACCATCGGCAATATTTAGTGGCAAATCCTCAATATCCAGAGGTAATCCCATGAATATGTTCAAAGCCTGATCGCGTGAAGCATCTGGGATATTAGGGTTAGCCATTGGAAAGGTTATGGCTTTAAATTGGTATTGAGGATAAGCGCGAATGTCTAAATAATATTCAGCTTGACTTATAGCATCCGCATTTTTTTCCAAGGTTGTAACAATATTAACCGCTTGTACTCCATAAGTTGCAATAGAGGCTGCATCTTCGGCTGTGTGTTGAGAATTATTTTTATGCGTAATTGTAACTCGATTTCGGACATCACCTAGGCGTTTTGATGTGGAAATACCAGCTGCATAAGCCCAACCGCCATCAACATAGGCATATCCATTATTTGCTAGATATTCAGAGCGATGCGTACTTGATGCATACCCAATTCGTCCAGATGCATCCTCATAAATATATCCCAAGCCTGATCGAGCTAAATTGGCAACAAGGCTATAAATATCTGTGGTACTTGCAGATCGAGCAGTAAGCTCATAATCGCCTGGTCGATCGATTTCACCTAACCCAGCATTTTCGGCATTAGTCCAAGTTGTTGTAGGAGTATAGGCAGCCCAAGTTTCAGCTGCAGGGACTTCATTCCATTGACTAAATAAAACTTCTGAAAGAATCGTATAAATTTGATCTCCATCAAAATCTTTAGCCAAGACTCCTTCAGTAAGTGTTTTGGGAAGTTTAGATAAAGCTCCAAGAGCTGTAATCGTTATATCCTCAGTAATGGCTGGTTCACCTGTTTTAACTTTTATATCAATATCTGAAATGTCTCCACCAAAAATAGGCACATAAGTCCCAGACGAGTTTTTAACCTTAATTACTACTGAATCATTGACATCAAATGTAATGGCTGATTGGTCAAGATTCTTTACTGTGAATCGGCTGTATCCAGCAATAGGCTGTGAGTAGATGTCTGAGCGCCCAGAGGTGACTGTTAAGTCAGCAATAACTAAATCAGTTATGTTCCCTGCGCCATTGACCTCTACTGCCCATTCTGGAGTCCATGCTGTCATGCAAACGCACCAGCACCCAAGGTTCCGCGATATGAAGATTGATTAAGCACATCTACAATTTGGCGAGCTGCGGACTCTGAATCAATGGCTCCATTGACTGTGATGTTATTGTTGTAATTTACAGCTTGACCTGAATAACCGCCGCCAGGTGTAGCTATAAATGGAGAAGCCTGAAATCCTGGCATTTCAAAACTAGCTTTGGATGCATTCCCAGATCCACCAAATGTTAAGAAATCTTTAACTTTGTTGCCCCACTCGAAAAGGGTTTGAAAGGCTTTGATGAGCAATCCCACAGCTGTAACCACAGCGCCGATTGCAACGCCCACTACCTCTAAAGCTACCCTAAAAGCGCCACCCAAGAATGGTGCAAGATATTCTTTAGTAAAAGTCCAAAGAGCAGAAAACGCATCTTTGTTATCTCTGACCGCGACTTTAACCCGATCAAAAATAGATTTCAATCCTTCAAGAATTGGAATCAAAATAGTTTTGGCAACCTGAATAATGTCATCAAAAGCATTCTTTAATCCGTCTCCACCTTGGAAACCTTGCACAAATGCCTGAATGGCTGGTACAACATATTTGACAATGTTTTCAACCATAGGAGTAATTGCCTGGAGAATAAAGGTTCCAACTGTTTCCTTGGCTTCATCAAATGCAATCTTGAGGCGATCCATTTGTCCCTGGAAAGTGTTAGCCTTGGCAGTTGCCTGGTTTTCAAAGGTGTCACCCAATTTAGCGAATACCTGCTCAGCTGTCATGCCAGCAAGCTCAGCCTTAGATAATCCGACCCCTAGCTTGCCTAAAGCCGTTGTAGAGCCTTCCTGTGCCTTAGCAAGGGCATTGGTTACGCTCTCTAATGACTTACCGCTACCAGCTGCAACATCTAATGCAAGAGCTTGTAATTTCTGGGCTTTCTGTACATCTCCAGTAGCTCTGGCAAGTCTTTCTAAGCTAGGGCGTAGTTCATCATCTGTAACGCCAAATGCCAAAGAGGTTTTAGTTATATAATCTTCTGTAGCAGCAATCTGTGCTTCTGTGGCGCCAGTCACATTCTTTAATGTAAGCGCAAGTCTTTCCTGAGCAGCTGCATCTGCAATAGCAGACTTAACGCCATCAATTGCTAACTTGCCAGCATAGGCAACAGCGGCAGCGCCAGCAACAGCAAATGCAATACCAGCCTTTTTGCCAAAGTCTGTAATTTTGCTTCCAAAGGTTTGTACCTCATCGGTACCTTTTGCTAAATTCTTTTTTAGGTCATCGACATCTGCAAGAATCGAGAGCTTGAGGGTTCTACTTCCAGCCATTATTTATCCCACTCTTTCACGATTTTGCTAAATGATTCTTCCCATTGCCTAATTAACTCAGGCTGAATTTTACGCAATGTTGGATAAATAAAATATCCTTCATTACCTCTACGGTTGAGTCTAGGCGATCTAGATGGAAATTGCTTATAGCCTTCATAAGTGCCAGATGTGCGCTTTCTTTGTTTAATGTCAGCACCAAATTCGGCACCTGCTAAAAGACCGTTACCGCCCTGTTTGCCTGGGTTAAATTGAGTGGTTGCTCCACCTGAAAATTTTTGCCCAGCAAATCCAAATGAAAGCTCACCAATTTTGGATGACTTAGATACTTTGAAACCTTCTGCAATTCTTTTAGCTACATTAGGATTGGGAGCAGAGCCAGCGGCAGCTTTAATCTGTTCACCAGCATATTGAGCTAAGGCGCTTGAAGCATCTTTAGCCTGTTGCTGAGCCTCTTCTGATAATCCCTTAAAAGCTCTAATAATCCCACGCAATTCAGCTTTATCATAGAATATAAAATCACGCTGTGGAGTGACATCATCCGCCATTGCGCTTCTCCAATACTTCTATAGCTGTAAGAATATCTTCTGCGTTTGACCACTCAGACATCGGGATCTGTGTAGCGATCGCAAGTTCGACTATAAGCCGACTTACTGATCCACGCTCATGGCTTTTGGGTTATCAGATCCTAGATCAACATCTACGACTGATTCCATCCATGCATCAAAAGGCTTGGTTGGCTGTGTGCCAGCCTCTCTTTTAACCGCTGAATGGGCAACGAACAGAATGTCCCAAATAGCTCCAAACTCGGAGATACTTTTCTTTTCTGCTCGCTCCCACTTAGCGAAATCAGGTGGATAGGCTACGACTGTAATCTGTTCACCTGACTGGTATTTAATTGTCATTGTTTGTTGCATTTGTTTGCTCCCGTTTTAGTTGATTAGCTGAATGTACCTGTTGGGGTAGATTCTACCTGGAAGACCAAGGATACTGTCTGAGCATCTGGTGCTGTGCCATTTGGTGATGGGAATGTTGGAAATACATTGCCTGTGAATACTGCGCCTGTTGCAGCTGTGAAGCTGAAAGCAATTGCTGTGTTAGGTGCTGAATTTGAAGCTGTCCATAGTGATTCGCACAATGATCCAGTTGCTCCCCAGTCAGCAAGCATTTCTACTGTGAGTGTTGAGTTCGCATCTGTAACTTTGTAAGCACGACCGTCTAATGTCTGGTAAATCTCGCGTGTTTGTTCGACTGTTAGGGCGACACTTGTAGCCTGAGCATCATATGAAACTGAGTTGATGGTCAGAGCCAAATCACGCCCTGTTATTACTGTTGTAGGCATTTTTTCTCCTTATAGTGTTTGAGTGTAGTAGGTGCTTAAAGTGATATCTGAAACGAGCAGAATCGCTGCTCCTACCTCTGAAACGGATGGGCGTGAAACCGACCCTATTTCATATCCCGCTGGGATAGCAGCGAGAATACTGATTATGAGCTGCTCTAAGTTATCCAGAGATGCTGGATTACTGTTATAGGCAACTGCCGCTGATATGACAAAGTTTAGTTTTACTTTAGTGGTTGATTTATTGATGAGTAACAATTCCATCATTGGATCTGTGTACAGGATCGCTACAGCTGGTGGCGTTACCGTCTCAGGCACATAAGAATAAACATTTGCTGCAACCCCAGATAGAGCAGTCGCTAAAGCTGCTCTTACATCTGTGGCGATATTTGATGGCATTAGCCAATCATCGTTTCTACATCTAGCAACCCGCCAAGCATGCCTGATACACGATTGAAAAGTGAGCGCCCTAAAGCGAAAGGTGAAATCTGGAAATCTACGCCCTGGATTGCTCCACCGCTGGAGTTACGAGCTTGGAAAATTTCTTTAGATAGAGCTGTAACCGCTTGCTCAACAACTGGGTTGCCTACATAAGTAGAAGCTCCAGAAAGGGTTGCTGTGCCTGATGGGATTACTTTTCTTGGCAAAACATCTGCATTAGTTATTGCAACTGTAAAGAATGGCTTAGCACGAGTATAAACACCATCTACATACAATGATGAATTGGCTTCATAAAATGTAATGTCTTGATCAAAATCATTTGAATCTAAAATTGTAAAAGTACCGTTAAAGGGAGCGCCCACACCTGTGATGATCACGCTCTGACCTTTAGAAAAGTTATTTGTGCCTAAAACATGGAATGTAGCAACATTGCCGTTTAACTCAACAGCATCAATTGCGCTGGAGTATTTGACAAGCATTGGGAGAGTGACCTGCTCAGCGGCATCAATAATATCTGCCAGCACGCTATCTGGGTATAAGGATACAGAAACGCCAAGGATAGTCCTGAGATCAGAGACCGAGATAATTGTTGGCATTTCTGTACCTTCCCTAAAAGGGTGGGGGAGCGATCGGGAGCAACCGCCCCCCCACATTTACTTATTGATTAAGCTACGTTTAGCTTACGGAATGCAGCTGGGTAGCGATTAACTACACAAACATATCCGTAGAGCCCGATTTCTAGCTGACCATTTGCAACGATATTTGAACGCAATTGGATCTGTGCGCTCTCATGGAATCGCATTGCATTTGTTGGATATACCAATGCATGCTTTGCGTTTGCATCGTCACCTGTGTAATTTGCATCAACTACCAAGTTAAGACCTGCGACTGATCCTGCTGTTGATCCTTGTGTGATAAGACCAGCTGCGTTTTGTGGAGCTGCTGCTGCAAATAGTGGGCGAGATGAACCATCTACTGCACCAAGTAATCCTGCAAAATCAATTCCATCTTCTCCACCTGTTGTTGCAACTAATAGGTTGTTTGGTGTTGAACGAGTTACGCCGTAAGCATCTGAGATACCTAGAGCGATAGCCTTGTAAATTGAAGATGATGATGATTGTGTTGCATTTTGTGCTGCGATCTGTGCAGCGTACTTGTCTGTCTTCTGAGCATAGCTTGCAGCCAACTCGCGGATATACAGGTCTAAAAAGCTTGGGTCTGATCGGTCGATGAGTTCGACATCGAGAACGCCAGCACCTGCAAACTTAACAACATTGTCTTCTTGGAATGTGACCGCTGTATCTTGTGATGCAAACTCTGCACCCTCAGCTGTCAATCCTACAATTGCCTGCGCTCCTAATTTTGGAGTGAACACTTTCATGCCACTTGTTGGAAGTGCAGCGCGCTCGATTGAATCAATGAATGGGCGTGATGAATCGATGATACCGATAACATCCTTTAGGTATGTTGGTGGAACCATACCTGTGTTTTCTGCGACTGTTGCAACAGAAAGTGCTGCTACAAGTGCGCGTGCATCTGAATCGCCGCGTAGTGCTGCAATCTGTGCCTTTGCGAATTGTCCCGCTGTTACATTTGTATCAACGCGAGGTGTTGCGTAAGCAACAGGAGCATATGCACTAACTGTTACTTCTGCCTTTGCAGCTTCTACCGTCTCGGTAGTTACTGCCTCTGAAACGGTTTCTGCCGACATGGCTTCTCCTTCTGGTTGGGTTTTAGTTTCTTCACCTTCTGGATTTGCCAGCGGTGAAACTTTATCTTGGTTATCTGCAGCTGCTACTTTTTCAACAACTGATCCTGGTATTGCTCCGTCTGTTACAAGGCTGACCTCTACGAGCTTGGATGCATTGATTGCCATAACGCCATCTTTGTTTTCCCATGAATCAACAGAAACACCGACTGAAAACATGTCGCGTAATCCAGTAGATGCCTCAATAAGTGCATCATTACCAGCTGTTGTTTTAGCAATCTTAAATTCGGCTGTGATGCCTGATTCATCCTCTGACCAGCTCATCATTTTACCAATCGGGGCTGATCTTTGGTGCTCGAGTAACAATTTTATATTCTTGCCAAATGTAATTGAGTTTGGTAGAAACTCAGTCATGCCAGCAGATGTATTGCCTGGGCTATTCCATGCAACGATTCTGCCAGCGATAATGCGGCTTTCTGAATCTGCCGCTGTAAGTGTTACTGGAAATTCGATTTTCATTTGATTAGATCTTCTTCCTCTTGTATCTGTTCCACACTCATCGCACCGATTGAGTTAAGGATCTGATAAACCTGCGCACGCTCTAATGCTGAGCCGCGTAGGAATTCATCTAGGCTGTATCGTGCCTGTACTGTTGTAGAGCTTAGGAAATCAGGTTGGCTTAACCGTTGCTCAATTGGAATAAGGATATTTTTTAGAGAGAAATCAATAAGTGCCTTGCGCTCGTTGATCGCGTTGCTATAAGTCAGGCTTGTAACTTCTGCACCTGCCCAGTAACCGCTAACGCCTAAAGCTCTGCATAATTCTAAAGCAACATATTGGCGAGCTTCATTTAATTGTAATTTGGCGGGATCTATGCCAAGGATTTGCAAATCAACATCTGCATTTAAGAATGCTGTTGATCGAGATTTGCGAGCTGAGTTCCATGCTGTTAAAAGTTTTGCAATTCGCTCAGATGTAAGATTTGTACCGTTTGACTTTAGCGCCATTTGTGGGACTGGCTCTTTTGCATACATCTCAGCTGCGCTTTCTAATGCAGCTGCAGCTTTAATTGTTTTACCTGCGCGAGATAGCACACCTTCATCTAATCCGTAAAATACTATGACAGAGCCTACGCCCGAAAGTGGTGCCGCAATGTTATCTACCTGGTATCCAATGATTTCGGTTTGATTGTAGTTATATTGCGGCAACACTCTTGTTGGATCGATTCTTGTCCAGTCTTGAATTCTGCCATCGGCATACATTGACATAACAAGTCCGTAAGACACGCCGCGAAATAGTAAATCTTCTGCAACAAATGCGTATGTGTAAGATCCTGGCACTCTTGGATCTGGTTGATTAAATACTCGATTAGGCTCTACATGTGCGCCAGTAAATTTATTGTAAGTTTCAATTGGCAAACTTGCCACAGTTGAACAAAGCAAGTTTCTAATTCTTGCAATTGTTGGCACAGCCATCGCTTCTGCTCTTGAAGCTGTTGTACCGTAAGTTAAAGGATAGGCGCTCACCGTAAAAGGTGAAAGCGCGGCAGATACATCCACAGATTCGCTTGGAGTCTTAGGAGCTGCTACAAAGAAATCTTTAAGTCCCATTGGCACCAATTGTACCATAATGTCCGTTTTATCCGAATACTATGTCTGCCTCTGATTCTGGGCGAGTCGCAAAATGGGAAACCATAGCCATAGCAACAGCTGCGCAAATTGTGGCATTTGAAACCTTGCGCCCTAAATGATGAGCTGGTCAGAGGATGAATCAGGCATCACAGCCGAATTTAAGATCGCTAAAACAACAGCTGGTAATGATGCACTTATTGAGGCATCTACTGGATTACGCGACATGTTTTCAGTCGGTGTTTCTGTTGATTCATGGGAAAACAAAGATGGCACACCTTCATT